AACATATTATCTTTAGCTTCAGAGTACCCTTCTCCATAAGCATCCTGCTGTACATCTTCTACTCTTTCTATTATTTCTTTTTTTAATTCATCAGTTAATGTCTGTGTGTCAAGATCATTTAACCAGTCTATAAAATCTTCCATTATTCTTCTGTTTTACTTAATAAATCTCCATCATGAAAATAATCTTCAGTCTCAGTGATTCTTACATGATTATTGATAATATACTTTCCTGAAGGAAGACATATACATAAATCACCAAAACCACCGTCATTATTCCACCAGTCTTCTATATCATTAAGAATAGTTTCTTCTGCAAAGTTTTCAATTAAAGAATAAGCTTCTGAATCTAACTGTGCTAAATTTGAATCATTTTCCCAATCATCTATATTATCATTTACATCTTCTGGAGTATTACACTTTTCTGTTGTATATCCAATCCACACTATAGAACCGGAGTCTCCAGCACCATCATATTTTACTTTAATACCAGTTACACCAAGATCAGCCAACTTAAATAAGAGGCTTGTCAATTCTAATTCTGTCATAATTTTGCTTTTTGAATAAAATATTTTGCTACTTCAGGAATGTGTTTTTTGTAGTAAGGTTGTTCAGACTTACACCATTTTTTCACTTCATCCTTTGTATTAAACTTTTGGTACGGAAATGTTATTTCCAACTCTTTAATAAAATCATTTACAGTCCAACCTTCCCATATGTGTCTAGAATTACTCATACTATTTAATTTTATAAAACCTACCTAATATGTTTCCATTTAGGAATTCTTGTTTTTCAAGCACTTCATATTGAAATTGATGCTTTGTTTCTTGGTAAGTAAGCTCCATCTGAGAGTAACATATCCGGAGAATCTCTCTCTTAATAACTACTCCTGCTTTGTGAGCATCTTTAAGAACTTTGTTACTGCTGAAATAATTAAGAAAGTCTGGTTTAATAACATGGGCATATTTCTTGAGTCTTTTGTCTGTGCTCATAGCCAATGCTTTCTTACCCAAGGGTCTCTTAATTTTGGCAAAGAAATTCTTCTTACCAATATACATAACTGACTTGCCATCTATAATAGCTGTCATAAGGTAAATAAACCCTACTGCACCTTCAGGTATATCACTTTCATAAAACTCTTTTCCGGAATAAATCCAACTCATAATGCTTGTTTTAATAATGGAAATAACATTTCTCTTGTTTTTGCTATCCCGTGTGTTTTAATACAATCGGCAATATCCTTTTCAGCAGGTGGGGTAACATAATTTAGTCCATGTTTTTCTTTATACTTTTCCATAGCTTGAATCCCGGCTTTATCATTATCCAATAAAGTAATTATCTTATGATACTTTTCTTTATAATACTGAATCAAACTATCAGGTAAAAGACTGTTTTCACTGTCTGGAACTATTCCTTCAATATTCTGAATTCCTAATGAATTGAATGCCATCAAGTCTTTTAGTGAAGATATAATCATTAGATACTTTGTTGTATATGTTAATTGCTCAGAGCCTTGAATATAATTAAGCAGTTTAATAAACTTCTTTTCTTTATTCTTGGGTTGATAAATTTTATACAAAGTTCCATCATTTTTAAAGTAGCCATAAATATGTTCTCCTTTTATAGTAAATGATGTTTCTATATTATCTTCAATTTTACTTAATGTATAATACTCAAGTGGAATTACTTCATATTTAGTAAGCTGATCGGTACCAATTTTAAATGACTGCCAATAACTTTTATCTAGAATGTTCCAATGTCTAATCATAAAATCTGAAACCTTGTAAGTAGCAGCAATTTTATATTCAGTTACAGGATCATAATTATTATCTTCAAGATACTTAGAATAATCTAATACAATTTTTAGATTAGCTTGTTTCCTAGATAATTTATACAAATCCATTATTAGATTACTAGAATCTCCGCCATATCCAGAAGAAAAATCTTTATATCTATAATAACCTTTTGAATCATCAAAATAGATATACATAGATTCTGTTTTCTCTGCTGGATTAAATACAGACTTCATCTTTATTGTTTGACCATAAAGTCTAGTAGAGAGATTCAAGTAAAATTCAAATATCCATTCTCTTGGAACATCAATAACACTTGTTACAAAATTAACTGTTGATTGCATAATCTAAAATAATAAAGGGGAAGCAGTGATACTTCCCCTTAAACTATTAAATAGAATGATTAGTCTAAGCTAAACTCACTTGATGACTTTGGTATGTCAAGATCATCATCATCATCTTTGCTAAAATTGGTAACTTCTTGAGTTTTACTCTTTTGAACATAGATGTGCTTAGAAGCATCAAATTTTAGACATTTACCTTCTTCAAGTCCTGCAATAGAATATCTACCACCTGCAGCTTTTGGAAGTTGTAAATTATAATTTGTATAACCTTCTGCATTTACCCATTCTTGACCACCTACACAAAACTCAAGAAATTGGTTCTTAAATGGTGCAGTAGCATTAAATGCATCTATCAAAGATTCAGCATTTGAATGTTTATTATTTTGTTCACGAGCCCATTCAGTAATACCTAATGTTTTACATAAGTTAATTACAAACATAAACATTGATCTTTGCTGTGTAACAGGCTCACCACTTGGCATGGTACCATCTTTATATCCAAAAGGATTTGCATTAATCTTACCAATTTTACCAAGATGTCTTCCCTTACTAGGATCATTGTCAATATAGAAACCTTCAAAATCTTCAATTGGTTCAGTTTCTACATGAATATAGATATACTTTTTCTCAGGATATCTCTCATCTTCTTTAGTACTCAAACCTGTAATTTTCAATACATGATTTCCGGGTGTAATCTTTTTACCACCTTTACCACCACTCTTACTTTCTAATAAATCTGTTAAATCTACGTTCATTTTTGTATTTATTTATTTGTTATTACTTATATACTTCATCCCATGATGTAGTTAATACACCATCTACTGATTCAGTTACTACTATTTCTTGATTTCTCAAATGTTCAGGTCTGGCACCACAAGTAACTTCTTCATTTGTCTTAAAAGACAAAATGGTTTTGTTACCTTTTCTATACATATAACCAATGGCATCTGCATTAGCACAGATTAAAGATTTAATTTTACCCGTCAAATCAATATTTGCTGACATTACCATTTCTCCCTTATCATCAACTACTTTATCTTTAATGTGACCAGATAAAATAATGTGGGGAGCTAAGGTATCAATAAAATCTAAAATACTGAAAAATGCTTCACGAATATATCCATAACCTGCACCATTAGGCAATCCAGTTACACTATCTCCTTCAAAGTTTTTACCCATTTGGGTTTTTCTATAAAGTTTTACTGCAAGTGGCATCACCATAGATTCTAAAGCAGTTACAGTATCAATAGTAACATACTTGTAAGGTTTACCGGCATCAATAATTGCTTGACCAACTGCAAGTAGTTCTTTTAAGTCTTTAGCTTTAACTTTTAAAGCATCAACATAATCAGAACCATTCTCAAGATCTATAATCAAATTATTTTCAAGCCCTGCAAATGCAGTAGTTTTACCTGTCTTAGGTTTTGAATAAATTAAGAGTCTTTTAGGATTTACTCTATCTCCTTTAATCTTAGTTGTTGGAAGTACTATACTCATCTTATTTTAATTTTTGTGCTAATTTTTGAAAATCTATAGCAATTCTTAAGAGAATATCAGAGGCTGACTCTTCAGAATCTACTTCTTCTGCTTTAGAACCAAATTGATCTTCAAAGTCTGGAAATAATGTTTGTTGTCTATCAGTTGTAACTCCATTCTCATAATTAGAATATGTAATATAAGAACCGTTAGGCATGATAACTTGTAATTCAGAAACAGGAATTATATACACTGAATATTCTTTTCCTTCCTCAGTTGTTTTATTTTCCATTTCATATTCTTCTTTATAAAATGGATTAAAAGCTAACTTAAATAAAGGTCTGTCAGATAAATCTGGAGTCAAATCTTTTTTGACAAACTCCATATAAACATCTTTTTCTTTACCAAGTTCACTTTCAAATAACTGAATAAATTTACCTTTTTTACCACTAATAAAATACGCACTCTTTAATGTAAAGAAGGGATCATCAACTTTCATAACTCTAAAAGTTGGAGAATGCTTCTTAAACAATTCTTCTGTCTTTTCTTTTCTTGTCATAATTTACTATTTTGTTTTTTGTTGTTGCGGAGGAGTGTCAATTTCTACAATCTTCATCTGCTGTCTATCTAACTTGAAAAAACTAATTCTAGTGTCTCCATTTCTGGATTTAAGGAAATGAAATACAATTGTAGTGTCATCCGGTATTATGAATCTATCAGGTCCATAATATTTGATTTTCTTAAGTGCAGGTCTATTGATACCAATTAAGGTATCAGCATGTTGCAATAAAGCATCTGCACCAAAAATATCAGAATCAAGGACATAGTTACCATACTTACCATTTTCTGATCTTTCAGGACTATCAATATTTCTATTCAATTGACTCAAAATAAGAAAGGCAACTGGATATGTTTTTTTCATATAGGTAATTGCTTCACCTAGATTATACAACATATCAAACTTGTCTTTATCTCTTGCAGACTTTTTGAATAGAGTTGAGTGATCCACTGTGATTAAAACTTTGGTATAGTTCTTTTTACCATCAACTTCTTTGCAATGTTTCATTACATAATGATGGATAGTAGACATAAACTCTTCTATTGTACAAGGGTCATATACAACATCAACTCTTGCATTTTGTCTAAGTTTTTCTACATAAGAAACACATCTGTCATAATCATCATCAGTCAGCTTGTTAGCACCTGCACTATTTAAAGATTTATAATCCTTTTTGGTAGGAGTAGATAATTCTCTAATAGCACTGGTTCTTCCCGGCATTTCTAATTGAAACTGTAAAACTCTAAAATTTTCATTAGGGTTTAACTCAACAACGTCAGCACACAATTGGTCAATAAAAAAAGTTTTTCCTGTTCCTGGTCTGGCCCCTATAACTGTTAGGGTATTCCATTCTATCCCATCTAATAAAGCATCATTAAACTTGGGCCAACCGGTTGTTAAACTTTTTATTCTACCTTCTTGTCTTGCTTTTATGTGAACTAAAGCTTCATCAAAAGCTTCAATTTTACTTTTTACTTTTACTGGTTTAGTATTTAAATAGTCACTCATTTCTTGACAGTTTGTAATGCTTGTTCTTTTGTGAAATTATACATTGTATGCAAAACTGTTATTGCAAATTCAAACAAAATATATTTCCAAATCGGCATACTACCAAATAGAAATGTTGCAAAATAGTATCCAGCAATTGAACCTATGATAGCACAGATTCCCAATAAAATTTTAATATTAAAATTACTCATACTACGCTTTCTTTAAAATGATTATCTTCAAAATCATCTTCTCCATTAATAATCATGTCACAATATGTAGCTAAGTCAGAATCCCAAGATTTATCAGTATTTTGTTTTCTTACAAAATATTGAGAAGTTCTCATAAATTCATAATTCTTAAGCTCAAAATCATAAACATATTTTCTAGTTGCGGCTAGAATTGTTTCCCAGTCATAACTATAAGTATCAAAAAACCAACGAAAAGAATTCTCTAATGTTTTCACATTTACTCTTGCAGGTTTACCACTTGAAAGTCTTTTGTTAGGAAAAATTTCTACATACTCTTGTATTAATTCAAGAAAAGATTCACCCATCAAATTTGTAGATGTTTTCTTTTTACTTTTCTTGAAAAAGGCATCAATTTCTTGAATAAAATTAATACTTTTTTCTGTTAATTGCAAATCTTGATCTACCCATTTTTCAACTTGAAGTTTTCTAATTTCCAAAGCATAACTTACAAATGAATTAGGAATTTTTTTATGTTTAGAGCAATACAAAACATAAAATGCATTAGGTGTTATACCTGCTTTTATCAGTTTGTTAAATACATCTTCCATTACCAAATAATATCTTCGTTATACATTTTTTTGACAATATTCCTAGCTTCTATAAATACATTTTGACAATCCCAAGTACTATTATTATATGCAGCACTTGCAGGATGACTAACATAAAACTTATAGTTATTATCATTTACACACTCCGCCCATTCTTGAGCTTGTTTTCCCATGTAAATATAAATAAGCCCGGAATTATTCCATGTTAAATGATCAAATAAATATGCTAAAAAAGGTTTCCATATATTGTAATGTTGACCTATTTTACCTACTGTAGTAGTAAGAGCTGTATTGAGCATTAGTATTCCTTGATTTGACCATCTTGTTAAGTCTACATTTAAAGATCCAGGGTGTCCGTTGTAAACAGTTTTGTTTACTTCATTTAACATATAGCTTAGACTTGGCTGTAATTCCATAGTATTACTACAACTAAATGCAATACCATCTGCAACTCCTAATTGTGGGTAAGGATCTTGACCTACAATGATTATTTTTAGTTTGTTATACGGACATTCTTCAAATGCTCTAAACATCTGTTTTAATGTGGGAGTAAATCTTTTACCTTCTTTAACAAGATAAACTAGTTGCTTTATTATTTTTTCAAAATCAGAACTTTCTATGAATGATTTTAATACTAAATTCCAACCGGAGGGTTCTAGTTTGAGTAATAACTTGCTTCTAATTTCTTCTAATTCTAGTTTGTTATTCATATTTTATTAAATTTGTTAAAAAATCAACTACCATGGCAATCACAGTTAAAGAAATGAAAGATGATGCAATATTTGACATCAAAGTAAATAAAGGTTTCTATTTAATGGCTAAAGAATTAGCTGCCTATTTGTTTCTTTCTGAAAAAGATTCTGCAAAATTAGAAGAATCTTTAAAAAATATGACAACAAAACCTTTTGCTGAACTTAACCATTATGAAAGAGCTTTTTATACTACTACACTTCTTATTGCTGAAATTGAAAGAGTGGCTAAAGAGAAATCTCTTTATGATGAAAAAGAAGTTCTACAACCTGGTGATGAAGGTTATGTAGAACCTACGCAAGATTAATATTGTAATTATCTCTTCCTATTTGTATACAAGCTTCAATTGCTAATGCAATTTCATCTTTACTACATTCAGAAAATGATTTACAAAGAACAGCATCACCTGCATCATAACATAATCCAGATTTTTCTTTAATCAATACTTTCATTTCATCAAAACTGTACCCTGATTCTTTTGCAAGTTCCCGGATACATGCATGCACTTTTGCCAATTGTGCAATGCTATGATCTGCATCAGCTAGACCAATATACATTTCTACTTTCTGTCCTTCTGAAAGTTTATCCATAAAAATTTGGTAAGCAAGTTTAGTCTTTTCATCACTAAATACTAACTTACCATCTGTTTTAACTAATTTACCGCTGTACATAATTAACAAACTATATTACTTATTAATTCCATGAACTGTTTGTAGTGTCCTAGTTCAGATATAAGTATGGCCGGAACATCAAATGTTCTCAATTTCCAATTATCATCTACAACATCTACACTGTCTGTGCTGTATAATACTATACTTTCACAAACTTCTTTTTGGTAATAATAGTAATCAAAACCATTTTGGCTTTCATCATTTGATATTGTTACCTTATCAAAGCCTTCATTTATCAGGTCCTGTTCTGTCATCTTTCTTTGGTTTTAAATACTTTTTCTTAAACTTCTCCCAACCCTTTGGATCAAACTGTGTGATAAGCAAATCAAGTTTTATTTCCTCTTCATGCTCATCACACATTCCAATCCCTTTGACATCCAAATCTGGACTGTATCTTTTGGTAGCCGGAGCCCCACACTTAATGCATTCCATTTTCAATAAATTTTAAGACCTCTTCTCTTTTGTAAAAATTCTTCCCATAAATTTTTGAAACACCCAAGGCACCTTTTCTTGTGTACATAGCAAGTGTTCCCGGAGAAACTCTTAGAATTGTTCTTGTTTCTTTACTTGTAAGCCACATATATTCTTGGTCTTTTGGTTTCTCACCAAGTAATACCAGGATCTCATCTATGAGCTCTTTCTTAAAGTTATCAAGATCTTCTTTTGTAATTAGTTCTACTACCATATTACTCTGTTTTAGTTTTATCTAATTCTGCAAGTAAATCATCTGCTTGTTTTACTGCTTCTTCAGCTAAAGCTTTTCTTGAAAGTGCCAAATCAGGACAAGCACATAATCCTTGTATTATTAACCCAGCAAAATATTCTCTTTTGGTTAATCCTATTCCATCATCTCCTTGCATTGAATAAGAATTAGGATTATAAAATGCTGGTTTTTTTCCATTTTCCATCTTACTTAATTTTTTCTAGTGAATAACTTTTTAGGATTGCTCTTTCATCTAACAAACTTTGATTCATTTTATCATCAAATGGTAAATGTTTTACAGCTTCTTTCAATGCAGCTTCTACATGAAGTTTAGCAAATTCAATCATCATAACAACACAGTCATCTGAATCATGCTTATCATAAAACTCTCTTGCTGTTGGTATCTGTTCCATAACTTAAGATTTGATAGCTGCAATAGCTCTTTTAATATCTGTAAAAGGAATGTGAGTATTCTCATTTACTACAACAGAACTACCAACTAATTTTAACTCCGGAATCACTGTTCCTCCTGAATTAACAAAGGATACAACTCTGGCCGGCACAACTTTGCCACCAACTTTCTTTTCAAAAGCATAATGTTTATGTACTACAAATACTTTACTACCTATAGTAAGGTCAGTAATCTTATAAGTTTTCTTTGTTGCCATTGCTTTTTGGTTTTTCAATAACTAGTTCTTTCAGTATTTCCCGCATCTTTTTGTCTACATACTTAGCAACTTTATGCTTAGAGTTAGGAGGAAACATTTCTTCAATGTGAGATAATACTTCATACTGAGCCCGTAACTCAACTATTCTGAACGGATCCATACTTTACATTGAATAAATCATCAATACTTTGTGGTCTATATCCAACTAAATGAGCATCAACATTAAAATACTTGTGTAAAGTAGGTGCCTGTTTGTGATCTTTATCTAAATAGCTATCACTTACCACTACTTCCTCAAGTTCATTAAGATGATGAATGTGAGCATGAATATTTCCCCGGTAAAACTGTGCTTCATTAGGATGTATAGGAACATGTGTAAGAATAAATCCTTTATAATCTACTGCTCCGGCTACACCATCTACATAGTCCAGTAACTTTTTGACATCTTGATATCTGTCATGGTTTCCCAAGACAACAATCTTTCGGCCAGCTAATTGATCTAACTTGTAGTAATCTAAGGATTTCTCCATAGTAATATCACCTACAATATATGTCAGATCTCTTTTAGCTACCACTTGGTTCCATTCCTGAATTAAATATTCATCTTGTTCTTCTGCATTATCCCACCCACGGTGTTTTGCAATATTGGTATGCCCAAGATGTAAGCAACCTATGAATCTAACTACTGACATCTTCTTTGTTTTTAAAATATGTTTTCCATTTCTTTTCATGGTTTTCTTTGATCACAGCAGCATCCAGTATATCCATTTTACCACCTTTCTCAGTAAGTTTAAGTAATGTAGAATGAATTAAATCTACTGTGATATAATCTACTGATAAACCTGACATGTTCAAAGCAATCATCATTAGATGTTGCTTGTCTTCATAGTCTTGTACTTCAACTTTTCTTTCCATTAAGTTTTAATTAAAAATGTTTCCGGATTAATAACATCTGTCAGATATTCAATACCCTTGTAAGCATCATTATCTGCTGTATAATTACCATAAGTTTTAATTCTTTGGTCTCTTAACTGCAGTATAGATAAGCCTACTAAATACATATTGTCTTTATCTTCAGAACTTATCATTTCAATAAGTCTATCTCTCTCTTCTTCAAACAATAATCCCATTTTAACCAAAAGGTTAATTTCTGCCAAGAATATAAATGGTCTAAACTGCCCGGCCTTTGAGCCATAAGTATACATATGCCATAAATATCCCATATTACTATCTGCTACTTTGCATACCAAAGAATGCTCAAGACAGATATCATATACTAACTCTCTAATATTTTTTTCTTCAAAATTCATAATCTTATAAAATAAAACATACCAATTAATTTATTAGCATCAGGAATTATATTGTCAATATTTAATTCAGTACCATGAAATATAACAGAAGTACCTGTATCAATATGATAAACAATATTAACACCCCACTTAGTTCCTCTTGCATAAAACTCTACATCAATAGAGATATACTGATAAGCTAGATTATAAACATTATGATTAAGTCTAGTTCTTCTAAAACCCAACTTTCTAACAAGAGCATTTCCTAGTAATTCTGTTTCTCTAAGTGTCATTATTCTATAAATTTATGAAATGCTATCAAGTTCTTACACCACTGATGCGGAGGACCTAAAATATCTTTATGGCCGGTAACAAAATCTTTTGTAAGTCTTGTATTTGTTCCAGATAAAGCAGCTTCAACTATATAAAAATTGGGACGAAGAGCTGTAATTGTTACTTCAACAGTCCAACTGAAATCAAATCCATTGTAATAAAAAACATTGCTTTTACCAACTACTCTAAAGTATCCTAAATTATTAGCTTGTTCCTTACACCTTTCTATATCTTTTTGTTTCATAATTACTTATACATAAATTCATTAAATGCAATTAAAGCTTTTGCCCAATGATCAATAGGACTAATTATATCATCATGACCAGTTACAAACTCTCTCATATGCCTTGTACTTACCCTATGTAGAACAGCTTCTACTTTATATGTATCCGGATGGGTATAAGGAGTAATAGTTAATTCAACACTCCAGTTATTATCATTAAAATAACGGTAATAACTATTGCTTTTACCATAGGATCTTTGATAACCAGCAACTTTAGCTTGTTCCTTAAATCTTTTGATATCTTCTTCTGTCATGATTCTACAAATTTTACTATTGCCAGATAAATTTTTGCTTTCTCTTCAATATTGTTTACCAGTTCTGGTATAAATTCACCTCTATCATGAATACTAAAATGGAATACAACCTGATCTGAAGTAGCAACTTTTACCCTACAGTATACTTCATATACACCAGAATTTGTTTTGTTTATTATTAGATTAATAATAAAAGCACCACAATTTCTTGCATATATAAATCTTATACTACTGCTTTCTAAACCATTATAGACATAAGATCTTCTATTTAATTCATTTTCAAAATCAATTTTTCTACTTTCAAACATGACTAAAAAATATAACGGATTGTATTCCAAGGAATTATCTCATCATGAAGTTCAACAAACTGTTTAATATAATCAGCTTTTCTGTTATGTTCATACCTAATGTTTTTTCCACCATACTGGGATACTTTCCCTTCCTGTATTTTAGGTACCCATAACAGATGCTCACCTGTGAGTCTCTGTGCTAGATTATATTTATGTTTCTCTTCATTGTGAGTTAAGAATATTACTTCAGCTTTTACAGAAATATCTTTAATCCAAGCATTTCCATTAGCATAAAAATGTATAGCTCTAAATAGTTCTTTGTATTCATCAAGCCAATTATCATGCACAATTACAGGACTAAAATTCAAATGAACTTCATAACCAGCATTTAAAAATAAATGCACCACACTTAATCTATCAGGAATAGAACTTGTACTAGGTTCAAGAAATTGTCTCCATTTCTCAGGCATAAGGCTAAATCTTATTCTAATCTTACCTTCTGGATTAAATTCCAAAAGTTTAGGATTTACATACTTAGTAGCAAATGAACCCATAGCAAGTGGATGATCTCTGAAGAATGCAAAGATTGTTTTCCAGTCATGATATTTTGCATGCAGAGCAAAGTCTTCATTACATGAGATATCATAGGTTACATATTCTCCTGTTTGATTAGGTTTCTCTACTGTAGAAAAATAAGCATGTGAATTAATCTCTGTCAGGATATCCATAGTATTTGTAGCTACAGAAAGTCCTTCCGGTTTGTGTCTTTTCATATAACAGTATGTACAATTATAAAGACAACCATGTCCAAAACTTGGTGAAATAAAGTCAGTACTTCTTCCGGAAGGTCTAATAACCATAGACTTCCTAGTAACTTTTTCTACTAGCATACTATTCCATTGTTAGGTTATTATCTGATACAATCTCCCGGATTTTATCTCTTAATGATTCATATGCTTCATCTACTGCAGAAGGAAGTTTTTCATTATACTTAAGTTCATTTCTTAAGTGCTGATCTAATTCCCACATAGCATGTTTCCATTTCCAACCATCTAATGCAATTTTTGCATTTTCTGCGGCATCTTCATCTGAAAATTTAATAATTACTTCCATCATTCATCCCAATTAGTAAAATCATCATCTTGCATTGAATAAATAATTATCCCAGCAAAAATTACTGAAACAACTAAAATAATAGTTAGTGTCATTCTTCTTCATTTACAGGTTCAACAATCCATTCTTCTGCTAATGTATTAGCATAAGTATACACATCAGTAGGTCTATACTTAAAAAAGTTATAGATCTTTTCAATCTTAGCATGATTAGGACTACCTTCTAATAATGCTAGTGTAGGAGCAAAACCATGAGCTTTGAGTATAAAGTAACACTTTTCTTCTGTGTCAAACACAATACCTTCAGCATTTAAATTAGTCTCTCTGTTCTTTTCCTTGGAGTAATATAATCCAGAAGGAATATGTTTTATCTTAAATCCCATGTTATTTATTTTTTCTTTGTTCTAAGTAATCAATAATAAATCCTGCGGCAACTATTAAGTTCATACCACAGGATGCAATAATTTCTGTAATATCCTCATAGATATTGGACATTAAATGAATGTGACCAACCATCCAAAATGGTATGGACAAGTTTTGGCTTATCCATACCACTAGATATTTTAGAAAATGTTTCACTTATTGTAATGCTTCAAGTATTTTATCTAAGTTTTTATTAGTAAGATAGAAACTAGTACCGGAGCTAGACATAATTGCCATATTAGACCCTGTCTTTAAAAACCAAGTTTTCCCATCTAACTCAAAAGTTAACTCTTTTTTGTCTACTAAAGCTTGCTTCAAGATATTAAAGAATTCTATTGTATTTTCTTTTGAATCTAAATTTATATAATCAATATCAGTAATATATTGATAATCAAGATTCTTGTAATACAATGTGTACCAATTACTTTCAGCATCATAAAAATGAGTTAGTTTAGGTAAACCCGTAAGTTTACTATACCATACTGTACTATCTTTTGTTGATTCTTTTACAACAATTTGTGAATGTGCTGTACTTACTGACAACACTAATAATAAAAATAATTTTTTCATAATTTTTTAAATTTACAAAGTTCTATTCTTTCTTCTGTGGATTCTTTGAATAAGTTTGAACATGCTGTCAAAGAATAAGTAATTAACAAATGAAAGAATTAATAACAAAATCCAATTCCACAAGCTAGGATGGCACAAGCTCATATACATTACAAACCCTGTAGTACCTATAATAGCTAATATATGCATAACTACCATGTACCATAATATCCAAGTTCTAGTCCCCTTCTTCATTGTTCACCCCCTTTTTCTTCTCTTGCTTGTCCGTAGTGGGCTGAGAATTTTTTTGCAACTTGTTCCATCTTGCCAGCCTCTCCTGAATTTTCTGATTCAATATGCTGTAATCTAATTTTTTCTTGTTCTCTTTCATATTGTTCCCAATTATAAACTTCCATTTCATTCATTCTAGCAACATCTGCTATTGTCATACCCGGAGGTATTCCACCATTTGCTTCCATAATATCAATACATAATTGTTTCATTCTTCCCATAACTTTATTGATTTATCAACTAAATATTTAATGGTTGTTCTCATGTGATCATGCCCAAGTAGTTTCCTTATTTTATTTAACTTTTTTTCTAGTTTAGAATCCAATGTAACAGCTACAGTTAAATGTCTTCCGGATTTTACAGCATGGCTTTCACTAAAATCATATGG